TAAAAGACCGCCTTAATATAAATTCAGAAAGGAAATATACGGACGAAGGGTTCCTCATGGTACCTGCCCGTATATCGCGCACTGGTATCCAAGAATATCTTGCCTCCGAAATGGGTTTAACAGACCGGGAACCTACTGATATCATAAAGGTTTACCGGCCTGAAGAGGAAGTCTTCTCAGACCTATCGCTGGCTTCTTTTGCGAATAAGCCAGTAACAAACAACCATCCCCCTGAACTTGTAACCGCTGCAAATGCTAAACAGTATTCAGTCGGCCATGCCGGACCAGCGGTTACAAAGGACGGGTCATTTTCTAAAACCGATTTGTACATATATGATTCGCAATCTATTAAAGATATAGAGAGCGGAAAAGTAGAATTGTCCAACGGCTATACAGCGGATATAGATTGGACTCCAGGCGTTTCCCCGGACGGTACTAATTATGACGCTGTTCAGAGAAACATAAAGGGCAATCACATTGCCATTGTAGAACGTGGTCGAGCTGGAATAGATTGTAGAGTGGCCGACCAACTTCCCAACTTAGGAGAGAATTTAGCTATGGCTAAAATCACCATTGATGGGGTTGACTACGAAGTGTCAGATCAGGCGGCTCAAGCGGTTGGTAAATTGCATAGTCGTCTCAATGATGCTGAAATGTCAGCCGAAGAACTCGCGAAAGAAAAGAAGGCCAAAGAGGACGAGCTTGAAGAAGCTAAAAAGTCTGAAAAGGCCACGAAAGATTCTTTCCAAGCCCAACTTGACGAAGCTACTTCAAAGGTTCCCACTGGTGAAGCCCTTGATAAACTGGTAGCCGACCGTTCAGCACTTGTGGACAATGTGAAAAAAGTTGCCCCCGAAGTTGAATGGCAAGGTAAAGACGCAGACACTCTCATGAAAGAAGTGGTTGCGACTAAATGTGAAAACGTGCAGATGGATTCGGTTTCTGCCGATTACATTAAAGCCCGTTTTGACATGCTGGTTGAAAACGCTGGTTCCGGCACCACTCAAATGGACGAAGCTTTTAAGCAGTCCCAAAAGACCACTGACGGTAAAGTTAAGGACACGCGTCCTATGTCTGTTATCGCCCGTGACAATATGATTGAGCGTAACCGCTCAGCCTGGAAAGGAGGAGCTAAATAATGTCGGCTCAAACTTCATACTCTATCGGTATCCGAGCGGCTTTGGCTGGTTTGCTTTATGCTCAAGCCCCGCATGATATCGTCTCTCGCGCAGTAGAAACAGTCGCTGGAATTGGCTTTGGTGTAGCGGTTACTCGTGGTACCGATGCTGACAAGCAAATTGACCTCGCTGGTTCTGCTGATTTCCTGGGTATCACTATCCGCTCTTTGGAGCAAGAAGGTGGCGAAGCCGCTGCAATCCAATGGGACCAATATGAAACCGCTGGCGTCATGCGCGAGGGTTATATTTGGGCAGTTTGTCCGGCTGGTTGCGTACCCGGTAACGCTGTTAAATACACCGATGGTACTGGTGTTCTGGACGCTGGTGCTGCTGGTGCCGGTGAAACTCAATTGGATGGTGCAACGTGGGAAACTACAGCGGCAGCGGGTGAACTTGCTGTAATCCGTCTGGAAACTTCTGCCGTCACTGCTGGCGCATAAGGGGAAATATACATGAAACGTTTTAAACTTCGTGACGGCTCCATTGTCCAGTTTGATGGCATGGGTCAAGCAGTTGTTCAGGGTCCGACTACTATGACTTTGGACGGTGCTATTACCCAAGCAATCAACAACGGTGTAATGGATGCCGATGGTGCCGTGTTCTTCCAACGTCAGTTGGAGCACATCAAAGCCCGTAGCTATGATGTTCAGTATGCTGAACTGAAAGCCCGGATGCTTTTCCCTGTTTCCAATGAAGGTGGTCCCGGTGTAACCTCCATCACTTATCGTACATATGATCAGGTAGGTTCGGCTAAGATTATCCAAGCCTATGCTGACGATCTGCCTCGTGCCGATGTAGCCGGTAAGGAAACTACCATCCCTGTTCGCTCGGTTGGTACTTCCTACGGTTATAACTTGGACGAGATTCAGGCTTCTCAGCTTACAGGTGCTTCGTTGGATCAGCGTCGTGCGAATGCAGCAATGCGTTCCATTGAGCAGAAAGTCAACAACGTGGCTTTCTTTGGGGATGCTGAATCTAACTTGCCCGGTCTGTTCAGTAACCCGAACATTCCGACTGGCTCGGTGGTTAATCCTGGATCAGGAACTGAATGGGTTAATAAAACCCCGGACGAAATCCTGTTTGATGTCAACGATTTGTTTGCTGACATCTTTGAAACAACCAAGATGGTTGAGCGTGGTAATACTTTGATGTTGCCCCCGGCTCAATGGTCTTACATTAGCTCTACTCCTCGTAGTGCTAACAGTGATACCACCATCCTGATGTACTTGGTGCAGAACAGCCCATACTTGAACAGCGTTGATGATATCATCCCTGTTAATGAGTGTACGGCTGCTGACAATCCGGAGCTTTCTGCCGATGCAATGGTTGCTTACGACCGTAGCCCGGACAAGCTGCAATTGGAAATTCCGGTTGAACTGGAAATGATGCCAGTACAGCAAAAGAACCTGGAATTTGTTGTACCGGGTCGCAATCGTTTGGCGGGTCTGAATATCTACTATCCGCTTTCACTCGCAATCGCAACGGGGATTTAAAATCATGGCCGGTGTAACCAACAATACTCAACGTCAATTTAACCTTAAGACCATCGGTAAGAATGGTAATCGGGTTACGGTGCGGCTCGTTCCTGGCTTTAATGTTGTGGACGATGCCCATTGGATTGAATTCGTAAGCAAAACAGGGAAAGTTGAAGACGCTTACGTGGCTGAGCTTAAAAAGAAAGGTCAAATATCTTTCGGAAAAGCTGAAGACGATAAGGAATTGGACGAGGAAGGTACAAAAGCCAAGTCCAAATCTCGGGCGATGCCAAAAGCCAAACAGACCAAACCCGCCGAGTAATATAACTAGCCCTTGTTTGACAGGGGCTATTCCTAATAATCTTTAACAGGGTTATGAGGAATAGAATTATATGATTTAAGGTGTTTCATGACTGATCAATCTTATGCAGGTATATTTAAATTTCTAGAAGCCATAGATAACAGATTAGGAAGTATAGATACCAAACTAGAGAACGTTATAAGATTAGAAGAACGAGTAAGCAATCATGAGACTGTTATTGCCCGTTACGGTAAATGCTTAGATGAAGGCGATTACCGTATACGGAAACTTGAGTTATGGCAGGCGGAGCATAATCCTGACCTGATAATCACCGCTCTTAAAAGCAATCGCGATACGATTGATCATATAAAATCTGAAGTAGACAGTTTAAAAGATACAGGCAATATTCATCAAGGTAGAAGGGATATCACTAAGGAAATTCTAAAAGTGTTAGCTGCTATATTAACCGCCATCATAATTTATCAATTCACTAGGGGACAGTAAATGACTATAAACGTTACAAAGTTCAGAGCTAGATTCCCCGAGTTTTCTGATAATACTGAATACCCGGACACCCGTATAGAAATTTTCATTGAAGATTCTTCAGCGATTTTCATTGGCACTGATGAGAATCGCTGGAATGGGAAATATGATTATGCTCAAGCCCATCTAGTTGCCCATTTACTAACGGTAGCAACAGCAAGCGAAGTCGGTGACATTAGCGTCAAAGTAGGACCAGTAAGTTCCAAGAGTGCAGGTGGTGTATCAGTCACTCGAGCAGTAGCTACCAAGGACCGCTCAGACGGCGATGATTTTTATATGGGCACTGTATACGGGCAACGGTTTTTGATGATTCGTAACACTTGTTTCGCCCCTGTATTGGTAGCCAACCAACTATGAAGTCCAAGACTAAAATAAAGTCCACGCCTGATAAAGCTATCGCTGAATTGGAGCGTATTGGTAAGCAGTTCGGAAAAGGTCCAAACGGTGTCAAGGTAGGATTACCAAAAGGAAGTAACGATTACCCCGATGGTACTTCTGTTATCATGGTTGGTTTGGTACATGAGTTCGGTAGTGATGCAGCTAATGTTCCTGAGCGTAGTTATTTGAGAACCACTATAGTTGAAAAGAAATCTAATTATAAAAGTATGTTTAAGAAAATGAGCTTACGTATTATAAAGGGTACACTAACAATGAAGAAAGCCC